GAGCCACCTAATGTAATCGATCCTCCTCCTGTTAAACCTGTTCCTGCAGTAACAGTTACTGCATCTTCTGCTAATTTAGCTATAGGAATTTCATCATTATCAATTTGTGTTACTACTGCAGCTGCTAATACATCTGAAACTGTTAATGCTGATAGTTCACCACTTGAACTTATATCACCTGATGCTGTTATATCACCTGTGGGAGAAACTATAACTTCAGCACCATTTATGTTAAATGTACCATCACCTGAATCCAGGAATAATGCAGTAGTATTATATACATTACCATTATGACCTGTAAAATTAGTTGCAACAAAAACATCATTTGAAAAATGTTCAGTGGCTATTATTCCTAATCGATTAGTAGCTTTAATTCGAAAATTATAATCATTTGTTATATCTGTTAATGAAATGATAGGATCTTCGCCTTGTAAATTTATACCACTAGACGTAATTCCTCCACTTGCACTTATCTGGCCTGATGCTGTCACATTTCCTGTTAATGTTATTCCGGCCTGGTTTAGTCCATTAATTTCATTTGTAACAAGACTACTCGCGCTTATGTTACCTGATGCAGTTACATGCCTAATTTCATCTATATCTCCATTTGTACTACGATGTGTTACCTGAAATCCTATATCTCCTACAATACCTGGCAAGACACCTGTCCCAACTGTAAATTTTTCTGGTTCATAATCTTCTCCACCTCCGTCAGCTGCAGAATCTAATGCAATTAAAAAGTCTCTAGGACAACGTATACGGCCGGCACCGGTGTTCAGCTGAGCTAGTTGTAACGAACCTGTATTATCGGCTACTGTGCTTCGTAATATTAATGAACCTTGTCTCAATAAAGCATTATTCTGAGAGCCAGAACCAAATTTAAATGTAAAACTTGAACTTACCTGCATTAAGTTAGGAGTAATTTTAACTCCCATATTTTCAGTGTCAAATCCACCCCCAGATGTATTAATAAGTAACTCAGATGCTGATATGGCACCTGATGCGCTTATATTGGATGCTGTTATTGGAGCAGCAAATTCAATATTACTTCCAAAAAATTTGTTTGGTATAGCTGGTGTTCCTATATTTGTTATTCCTGCAGAATGTTGAAACACTACATTATCATTTGAATGAAATTTATCACCAAAAACGAAATTACCTATTAAATTACCACTTGCAGAAATATTTCCAGAAGCTGTTATTTGACCTGCCGTCCCATTTATTACTACTGTTCCTGTTCCAAATGATGCAGATCCTTCTACATTTAAATTTTCACTTGTACTTATATCTCCACTTGCACTTACATTTCCTGATGCTGTTATGTCACCAAATAAAGAATCCCCTCCAGTAGCTGATATAGATCCAATAAATGCATTTGCTGTAATTGTTCCTGAAGCACTTATATCATTAGATGCAGTTATATTTCCTGTAAATGTATGAGTATCATCTGCAGAATTTCCAAATTGATTGGAACCATTTACCAACATTGCAGATTCTGTAACAGATTGTACAAGATATTCTTTGGCTATAAGTTTTCCTGAAGCACTTATATCTCCGATAACTTCGACCGTCCCACCAGAGAATGGTTTTATGGTATTTACTTGTATTTCACTCATAATCTTTCGCTTTTATATAAATATCCTAATAGTCCCATCTTACTATAAAATTCATGTCAACATCATCTCTTTTTTGTATGGGCTGAGCACATTTACCTATTGCCAATAATTGCGCCTTATCATCATATAATCCAATAGTTGTTATATAAGGAAGTGCTGTACCAGATACAAACATTGGTTTTCTAAATTCTCCTGGTAATGAATTCTTTCCATCATCTGGACAACTAGTTCCTGTACTAGGAATATAATTAGCTGTTGGATTCATTGGAACATTAGCTATATCCTTTCCGACTCTAACTAAAACTTCATTTTCATATATTTTATGTTGGCCTTTATATCTTACTTCGAATTGTTCATTAAATGCACCTGAACCTGAATTATATTTTGGCATTGGTGATGAAACAACCATTTGTAAATTTTTATAAAATACATTTCCAGCAACATTTGATTGATATAATGAACCAGAAAGATAATCTCTATTTGCCAAAGAAGAAATACCAGTTTGATCCACTCCATATGAAAACATACGAACTTCGCTTAAGTGATAATCATTTAAATCATCAACTGCTCCTGGTACCTGGACTAATCCTCCTACCTCTATTACTAAAAGTCCAGGTTCACTTTGAATTATATCACCAAACACTTTTAATGTTCCTCCATTCTGCACAGTTACTGTTGGTGCATTAATAAACATATCACCTCTAACTATTAATAATACACCTGGTTCTATGACTAATGTTCCTAAAGTAGTAAGAGATCCTGATACTTCATACACTGAAATACTACCATCTATTCCTAATGTTGTTCGTTTAATAGTATTTGGTAAAAAGTTTTTAATAGTATTAGGAGAACCAATCATGATATCTTGTTTATTAGCTGTTGGCTGAGTTGGTAATGAACCGCTTTGACCTGTTTCAGTACCATTAATAAAAAACTTACATGTTTGATCTTGATTACGTATTAATACATGGTCCCAAGAACTTGCTGACAATGCTGCACCTGTAGTATTTGTTGATGCGGACATATGCAATTCATTACCACCATCACTAGCTCTGAAATGATAATGAGTTAAATCAGTTTCTGTCGTTTCAACCCCTACCATAAATGGAGTTCTAAATCGTCTAAATGAACTTTTAATATCTGGTAATGGCACGTTTCTATCACGCCTTTTAAGTATTTTTTCAGTCTTACGTTGTACTATTACACTAGGCTTAACAATACTTTTTCTTCCTTTTCCATGATGAGCATGGCCTGGCCCATGTACCTGTATATGAGGACTTGGTGGCTTTCTTTCAAAAGTAGTTTGTTCATCTAAAAAGGCTTCTTCAATTACTCCACCTTTTGTTATTATATGTCTAGTATCAGATCCTGTAGTTACCTTCTTTATCCAAAAACATATTGTCCAATCATCACATTTATTGAAACGATTAAATTCCTTACTATGTGCAATACGTACATATGATGATCGATCTATAAAATGACCGGCTAGGCCAGATGATACTTCAAAAGGATCTGTTTCACCAGATAATGATCCAGATAATATTACACCATCTCCTTTACAACTCACATCAGATGGTGTTGCAAATCTAGTTGCCCTGCCTATTTTATATTCTAGGCCATCTCGATATAGTCCTAAATTTTCTTCTACATCTTTAAATTGACGGAATGTTTTATTAAATGATAAATGTAAAATAGATTTACTTTCAGATGCAAAACTTCGAGTAACAATTAATGGATCTCGTAAATTTCCTACACCATCGTCTATTAATTTAAATGACTGATCACCCATAATAAACGATCCTGTAACCGATCCTGGTTTAATTTTTTCTCCAGTCTGAAAATAAGGAAATGTTAAGATTGATGCTGAATACCATAAAAACTTTTCCGTAGTATCTTCATTACTATGTTCAAATGTCTTTGCTGGATCATATGGATGTCTATAATATTTATGATCAATAGTAGACCATACTACCGTTTTTTGTGTATTGTCTTCTACATTTGTTCCTGCAAAACTTAAAGAACCTTGATTATCAACTCCTACTGGTTCTGGAAATCCTAGATATATAGCATCATGCCTTACATATCCAGATTCGGTTGTAAATCCAACATTATTTACAAAATATTTTTTATACGCGTAAAACGGTCTTTCCTGATAATCATTTGGTCGTATAGGTTGAAAAACTGATGGTTCAATTGGCATATCATATCGTTATATTTATTTAAAAGTCTAATTTAACTTTTACAAGTGCTTCTCTAGTAAAGTTTTTCAATAATGGCTGACTCAATTTAGCAACTGCTAATAATTCTCGTCTTTCATTATACATACCTACTGTTGTAATATATACTTGAGGATCGTTAATAAATGTACTAAATATTAATTCACCCAATGAACCAGTTGTATAAGATGGATTATTTGAATAATTATATTCTGCATTTTTAACTCTTACAAAGTAATAAGTTGATTTAACTTGTTCTGATGACCTTGCTTGAATACCTCCATTAACAGTAGCAGGTGTTAATGCATCTGATCCTGATAATGATTTAAATAATTTAGTCGCATTTTCACCTTGATATCCTGCTCCTGATCCTGTACTTGTTCCAAATCCTGCATTCGTATCTAATACATCACCATTCAATACTATTACACCATGTTGAGGAAACATTAATCCATAATGTATAGGACTTGTTGGATTATGTATAGTTGCCCCTCCATCTAATGTTCCTGATACAATATTAAATATTTGTCCTGCATCTGCAACTGCTCCAGCATTTTCTCCTGAATCATCTATCAATTGAATATATTTACCAGATCCATCTAGTAACACATTAGAACCTGTATGTTGATCTAATGTTGCATCATTACCTTGTGCATTTAATAAAACACCAGTTGCGTTTGTATAAGATGAACCAGATAATCTTGCTAATGTTAATTCTAAATTTCCTGGATCTAATTTTTCTCGCATCCTAGAACGATTAATATTTAACACATAAATATTATCTGAATCAACTCCATTAAATGTAAACTTTTTATCATTAGGTGCTAACAATATTTGTGCATATTGTTTATAAATTGCTCTTGTAGGAGTATCATTATTTAAGTTACCAGTTAAATCTGAAGATCCTGAACCTCCAAAATTACCATATGTAATAGATAATTCTTCTGATGCCATTGCATTGGAAGCAGGATCACCAGTTGAATAAATATCTTGGAAATATGTTTGCTGGGTGGCAGTTAAATTTGAATTAAAAAACATATTAATTAAACTACCTGTATTTCCTGAAAACAATCCTCTTGTCACTGTTTCTACATTGTTAGGTAGAACATCATTTGTTGAGTCAAATTGTGTAAAGATTCTTCCTAATCGAGCTCTCTGCGCGGCCGCATCTCTTTCACGTAATATTTGTTCCGCCATTTGCCTAGCCAATTGTTCTATCTGACCTTGACCTCCTGGACTTGATTGAGGTCTTGATGATGCAAAACGGCCTGGTCTTGCTGATACTCGTCTATTATATACTGCCATAATTTTTTCTACCTTTTAAATTTCAATTATCTAGCCATTCCTACTGTTGTTACTTCAACTTTTCTGACCGTTATATTTACAGTTGTTCTTCCACCTGTTTCATTACCAATTATTAATAATGTTGCTTGTCTATCTGCATTTAAATGCTCTTTACCTGTAATTTCAAATTCCATTCCAGATACTGTAATACTTTGAGCTGCTTCTGAATCTCCGATGAACTGCGGAATTGATGCAGCCGATGCACCAGCTCTTCTGGTTGCGACTATGTCACATACATCTGAATCAGATAAAATTGCTGTATATCCAAATCTTCTATTACCTCCACTGAAGTTAACTGTATTTGGTCTAATTACTGTACTTTCATTTGCTTCTAATTCTATAGATGTTTGTGCCACTCTTACTACTGGGATACGTGCAGTTCCTTTTGGTAATGTAACTAATTTATATTTCATCATTTGTGTTTCATCTGGAATTGCTTCTACTATTGGCATATTTTCTATTGCCGCACCGTAAAATGCTGTACCCAATGGATGATCAGGATTATATAAATCATAATCTATTTCATCATCTGCTAAGGCAAATTGAGTAATTCGAAACTCATCTCTACCCCTTGCTAATAATTCTCTACCTTTTTTGGTAAGAATTGCATCTACTGTTATTGTTGCATTATTTAAATATCCCATAGTATTCCCTTCTTTTTAATAAATATGCGTATCTTTTAAAATCACTATCTAACTATTAAATTACCTCCTCTACTTTCATTAGTTGGTATATCAGTATAAATTAATTGATTTGGATTAACACCATATACTTCTATAACTGGTCTGTTATCAATGGCAGCTATTTCTGTTACAGAATTTATACCAGGACCTACCAATTTACATCCATCATATCTTAAATTTTCTGTCATTATAAATTGATCATCTTGATAATCAGCTGGTCTTGAAAATCTAGTTTGAAATAATCCTGGATATCCTCCTATAGATTGGCTAATAAATCTTTCTCGATCTTTTCCTACTTTTGACACTGCCGAACCAGTATTATATGTGAAATCATATTTATCAAACTTAGGACTTGGTCTTTGATCTAAAACTTGTACAAATATTGGATCATGTAAAATCTTTTTCATTTTAAAATCGACCATTACAGCATCTAGACTTGCTGTTAATTGCCCTGCTCCATCTTCATGAGTATGTTTATTTCCTGCACCAGGTATTAACATTAATGGATTATCTACAAACAATTCAAATGTTAAGTTTGTTCTTGGTCTTATATGTACATTTTTAAATTCAAATTCTTGATGTAATGGATATCTTAAATTTTTAGCAATTATTGAATCACCATTTGGCACAACTCCTATACCTGTTGTCGATTCTTTCCAGAACTCAAAAGTTCTTACATCAAATGCTGTTAAATCTTTTGCTGCAGCACTCATTCCTCTTGTATGTTCAATATTTGTTGGTAGATCTGAATTAGCTCTATAGACAGATCCTTGCTTATTACCGACTATCTCTGCAGGTCCTGCACCAGAACCAGCATGTTCATTATAAAATACTGGCATGACTGCATGTCCATGAGACATCATACCATCATTAGGCACTGTTCCTGTTCCTCCAAATACATCTCCTAATGTTATACCAGTACCTCCACCTGCATTTCGGAAATAATAAGAACCAGAACCCAGGCCAGGTGTTCCTGATATTTCTGGATCATGAAAACTAAAGAATGTCAAAAATTGTTTAAGTTGGCCATGCAAATTTCCTTCTGTTTCTATTAATCTACCACTAAATCTAGACGATGATGGTATTTGTCCTGTTGAACCTGTCTGAGCTGCAAATCTAACATTGACTTTGAAATCTCGTATAGTATCAAATTCATTGTAAGTATTTACCTGTACACGTAAAAAATCTGACTTTGGTCTAAGTATAGATCCGACACCATCAACTTTAATAGTTGTAGTATGTTGTTGAGCAGATTGTGCTGCTTCTATTCCAGGTGGATATTGTTCTGATAATAATGGTATACTATTAACTACATGATCATCACCACCTGGTGATAATGAATTTGGTTCATCAGCTCTATTATGTAGATTTGTCCAACCAGATCTATTAGCTCCAGGATTTGGAAATACATAATTTGCAATCACTGATGATGATCCTTCTGGTAATGCATCTAATGCATATTCTGCTATTTGAGTATAATCCATTGCCCCGGATGCATTAAATAATTCAATTGGTCCGACATAATTTCCAAAATCAACATATCCACTTCTTGATACATGATAGACTTGGCTTGCAACTACATTAGGTGATTGTTTTATACTTGCAGATAATGGCTGTATAAGTCCACTCATTGTAGGTGATGGATCTGCTATAAATCCATCATAAAATGGTTTTTCTATGACAGGTAAACTAGTAAGTCGTACTTTTGATCTTTCTAAAGCAGCTGGTTCAACTAATAATCCCATCGCTTCATCTACTCGTTCTGGAATTAATTGTTTCATTTGTTCAAACAATGAAAAGTCAAATTGAGAAAAAACTCTCATGAATGCATTTATATCATTTTTATCAGAATATTTTTTCCAATATTCTTTTGAAAAATGTAATAAATTTGGATAATCAGTTTCAAACTCATCATTTGGATCTCCTACAAAATCATCTAATTCTACATCTCCAATATGATTGAAAATTTCTTTGTTTATTTGATCAGCCGCAGAATAGAATAATCCTAACTTATTTGTATCAACTGGTGCTAAATCAAAACTAGATCGCTCAGCTCTAGATTGAGGAGATAATCTTCTTATCAATTTATTATCCTCTAATCTTATTTTTTGTGATTTAGGTAAAGATCCTCCTAATGAAACTCCTTGTACAAAATATGTTTCTTCTACTGGTGTATAATGCCCTCTCTGTAAATTAAATGGAGCAGGAAATCCAGACGCTGTTGCAAATGTAGTAGATACATTTGTATCTGATGATGATAATGCTAAATCAATAGAAAAATCTCTAAATGTTTGCGCTGGATGACTTGATGTCAAGTGCATATATTTTGTTTCATTATGATCAACTGCATATAAATCTGTTCCAAAAGGATAATGTCTTATCAATGTATCATATGATGATGTTGGTGATAAACCTGATACATATGATGTTGGATTCAATGTATGCAGATCAAATGTTCGCTTATCAAATACTTCTAACCATTCTCTATATTCTTGCATTGATCCTGTAAACATTCCTATACCTGGTCTTGCAAATGATGATGAAAGAGAAAATTCATTATAATCTGTTGGTCCAGATCCTGTCAATGTTCCATTAAAGAAATGGAATGTATATTGTCCAACACCTTGAGTACCGGCTAAATTATTCCATGGAGTTGCACCTCCAAGTACTGAAAAATTTCTTAGTATTCCACGATTATTTCCTCCAATGTAAATATGTGAATCACCATCTCCATCTCCTGGATCAGCAGTGAAATCAGGAGCCCATGCTTCATTATGCGTTTCTGATTCAGGTACTATTATTAAACTTGAAGAATGTACAACTTTACCTTTAATATAATCAGATGCTCTCTGACATTCAACTCGATATTGTACTGATGAATTATTTACTGCATTAAAATTTTTCCTATTTGAATCAGTATATAAATCATTAAATGGAACTAATCTATTAATATAACTTTTATTATCAGCCGTTCCAGTGCCTCCTATATTACTTGACGTTGGTTCAAAATAAAGTCTTATATTCCAAAAATCTCCATCAAATATTGGTAGATAATCAGTTGATGCCGTCATTGGAGCTTTATGATCTGTTGCCGAATTACCAAAATCGCCATTATCAACTTGCGGTAGATCATTTTCACCAGATTGTCCTAGACAGAAAAATACTCTTCCCCATTGATTAGATCCTGAAAATGATGCAGTATGCTGGAGTGCCAAATGGAATGAAGCTTGTCCTGATGGATTATATCTAGATAACAATAACATGTTTGCCTTTTTTGCAGGCTTAAATCTAAATTCTCGTGTCATGGCAGGAGTTTGACCTCTTTGAATACCCCATGATCTTTCAACGCCAGATGTAGGACTTATGGACTCAGTTAAACTTGATGAATACTGGCCATCTTGATATACAACATATGAACCAGATGGATATAGTGAAGATGTAACATTGTTAATTGGAACATGTGTAGTTGAACTACTTGCAAATTGTAATGCATATGTAAATCTATCTTCAATTAATGTTGGAGCTTCTTCACCAACCTTTGGTCCTCCATATTCTCTAATAGAAAGCAAAGTCTGAGGAATACCATATGTATTCATCAATGCTTTAATACCCCGCGTAGTCCCTTTAGTTTTAAGTAAATAAGGTAGATTATTGAATATCCTACGCCATACCTCTGTTGTTATTTCTTCATCAGTTTTAGAAAACAATGAACCTGTTTGTAAGTATGCACCAGATCCGGAGTCAACACCTAACTTATATTGCCATAATGACGTTCCTTGCTTTCCGTTAATTAATCTCCAACCTAATGCTTCTGTAGCTTGATACATTACATCTTTACTTTGTCCTAATTTAGGTTGTTCTTCCGGATAATAAATTTTTGTTAAATTATTAATATATGAATATAAAATGTCATAATGTTGTCCTACCATGTTAACAAATAATTCATATTGAGAATTATTATTATCTAATCTAATATGTTCTGGTATTGTCTTTGCAAGCGAACTTTCATTATGCACGTCATATAAAGATGCGGTGTCTCTAAATCCATCTATCCATGCTAATCCTAAACTTGATGTTGAATGATGATTTGTAGATACACCACTAGTTAAAAATTTAGGCCATGGACGTAAAGTATATCCTTGAGCTCCTACAAAGGAACCAGATACTCCATGTGTAGATAAACTCGCAGTACGTTCATTATATAACCATCTTTCAAATCCATCAAATGAACCTATAACTTGATCTTTTTGTTTTGTTGTTTGAGCAATATTTCCTTGAAGGGCAGTCGAATCAGTTCCGGTCGCATCTTCAAGAATTTTTAATCTATCATCAAAAAACTCTACTCTTTGTAATTTATAATAAAAGTTATCAACTCTATCTCTAGCAGATGAAAAATGCACAAAATTGTCAAGTCCGGTATAATCTATTCCCAGTTTTTCACCTTCTAATGATCCAGAAAATATATTATCAACTATTTGTTGTGACACAGAAGCATTGGCATCTAATAATTGATTCCAATTTCTAAAATCAGTTTCTGTAATAGTACCGTATTGAGCATTTGCATTTAAGTTTGGTCCTCTTAATTTCTTTTTATTAATATCTATTGCCTGAGGACCTTTAATATTAATATTATCAAAATATGTATCACTTAATTCTTCAACAATCCAGAATAGATCCTTTACCTTAATGCTTGGAGCTAATGGTTGATATAATCTAACTACAAAATCATTTTCTTCATTCCAATCTTTTTGGTTTATGATTCTATAGATCATATTACCGCCAAAATTTAATGATATATCATCTGATAAAGGTCTTTCTACAGTTGCTTTAGGAGTTGGATTACCATTATCATCATATACTAAAATTTCGTTTCCATTATTATCTAAAACAGTTTCGTATATTGTTTCTAATCGTGATTCTTCTCCAAATGCATCTAAGTAACTATCTAAATCTAAATTATATCCAGGAACCACTTTAATATGTAATTCACGCCTATCTGGAGAAATTGATTGAATAAATAATGGAGGTGAATCATCACTACCTAATATATTTTTATGTACATTTATACCTACTTCAAAAAGTCCACGTTCAATATCAAATGTTTCTCTAAACGCCGTTGACCAATCTATAAATAATTCATCTTTTGAAATGTCAAAATTTTCATCATTAATAACGCCGCCATTTAAATATTTTCCACCTTCACCTGGTGCATATACATGGACTTCTACTATTGGCTTTTCTGATGGAGATATATTTTTTGTACCAAGTTGTAAAAGTGGTATATCTTCTGATCTCCAGGTTAGTCCGCGGACCTTACCTCTTGTCTTAATAATTTCTTCTTGATTGGAAAATCTTTGTATAGGCATAACTACGTTCTCAAATAATTATCAAATGTTAAACCAGGGACGTATTCATTTAAAACTTCTTGTGGTCCTCTTGGCCAGACAATAAAAAATTTCTTTTTATTTCCTACTTTATGATGGCATTTTTTTCTAATATATTGAATTGCATTATATTGTCTTTTCAATTGATCTGAAACGAATCCATCTATCTCACTTCGTAAGTCATGTACATAATCTAACAATCCACCTGTTTCAAGAACTGTAAATAAATTTTGCATTGCTAATAATCCGTCAAATATTCTTTCAAATTCTGTTACATCATCTGCCAATGTTATCATCTCATCTATCATAAACATTTGACCATTTAATTTATTTATTGTTTCTCTCAGCCATGGCATATATGCATCAGCTTGGGCACAACGAGAAAATAAATCATTCATTTTTTCTTCATTACCTCGATATATACATGATTTAACATACCAATTATCTTTCATAAATCTCCATGGAGGATATATGTATTTTCCATCTTCTACTTGCCCCATTAATACATCTACTATAGCAAATGTAATACCTGCTATAAATCCTATAGGACTTGCAAGTGCTAATGTAGCCGCAAATGATATTGATAATGCAACAGGTTGTAAACTAAAACTTGTAAATGCATTATCCGCCGCATCTCTTGCTTTTTGTATTTCAGGTGCTAATGGTCCTTCGACTGGATAATTGCTTGAATCAAATCCTCCTCCTTGATTCATCCAGCTTGCAAATTTATCCCTTGCAACAGATCTCATCCATTTATGATTATCCTTTTTAACAATGTTATTTTCTTCATCTTCATTTAGATTTGCTCTAAATCTATGTAATCGTTTTAATAATGTAAAGAATGCTTTACTATCATCTTTAGTTTTTATATCTTTCTGTGGCCATCCTCTTTTTTTCTTATATTTCCATTTACCATTTTTTGAAAAGAAAATTTGATATAATGGCCCTCCGTCTCCTAATAACTTATTAGAATAGTCAATATAATTAGTTGGTAATGAATCAAATTCAATTTTCATTTGCTCTGTTTTTGCAGCTAATGATGGAAGTAATTCCATTATCTGGTCTTTAATAATATCAATTTGTTCTTGTAAAATAGCTTGTCGGACTAAATCTTGATATGCTTCTAGATTATAATATTTTATTGATCCAGGTGGTTCAAATGGTTCTAGAAACTCATTTTCGAATGGCCTGCCTCCATTTGAAAAATAATCTAAATATTCAATATATTCAGTTAAATCCATACCAGGTATGCCATCTGTATCTGCTTCTACTATTTGAGGAAATGTAATCCAGACCGGATGTGGATCATCATTTGTATGTTCTAATACATCAATACCGCCAGCTTCTCTAATTAGATTTATTAAACCTATTCGTCCATATCTACCTTCTCCTGCTTCAAATGCTTCATCAAATCCTAATGGTTGGCCATCTGCTCCTGAAATTGTTTGTTGAGGTTCATATCTTGCTAAGTCTATACCTTGTTTAGTTGCATATAATCTTAAGGCAGGATTTGATCTTACTTGTTTCCAATGTCCTAACATCATAAATCTAACACCTGAAACATAATCATCTGCCCTTATTTGAGTACCTTGAGTAACTTCTAGATCAGATGCTAATTCGGTTGGTCCTGGTGGTGGGTTATCTTCACTTACTTCACTAGGATTGTCATATGGCGCAGGCCAACGGCTCAATACTATCTTTCCTTCGTATTGTTCTCGCATTTGTTCTCTATAAGTTTGTCTCAAGAAAACTTGATCTGTATAATAATCATTTGGATCATGTTCTGCAAGAATATCAGCTGGTAATGGATTACCTTCATCATCTTCGGGTATTCTTCCTCCTGACCTTCTCATTGAAACAGGTTTGATATAATCTCCTGGATCTCTTACAAATGGCCTGATAGGTCGATAGCCACTTCTAAATCTTATTTCATCATTCCATTCACGCGATCTGTCAGGCATAGCTCTGCCCAAATATTCTGCATATGCTGAATTATATTCTTCTGCTCCTTCATATTCAGGATCACCAGCTCCATATATAGTTTGAGTATCTTGTCCATCCAATTTCATATCATATTCTGAAATTTCTCCTGATGATGCTGTCCTTATAATATCATATCGAGAACCACGTTCTGCTAACATTACTTCTAATGTTTTATAATTAGGTAACGGCCTTGCCCTTCCATTTAATATATAAAATACGCAAAATATACCTTCTATATCAATATCTGATGCTTCTAAAGTTTGTGGTCCTTGAGTAATATACATATGATGCGCATCATCTTTCCTAAAATCAGATGTGGTTAAAAATAATCCTGTTCTTTTACGCTTGACAATAGGAATTTCTTCAGTTTCAACTGGATCTTTAAATGTATCCCATTCTTCATCTATAATTTCATCTAAATCTTCTTCATCAATAGTAGGATATGCTTTTGTCAATGTATATTTTTCATATATCTCCTTTCTTGCTTCAAATTGAGCAACTCCACCCGGATTTCTTTTTGCAAAAACTTTTTCTTTTTTTCTTTCTTGGCTATTAGGATTCAATGCCTCACGTGCTTGTTCAGATTCTAAACCTGGTGTTAATCTGCCTCGCGAGTAAAATACATCACTTGGAAATTCATCTTGAAGAATAGATAATAAAATACGATCTCTATTAAATTCATCTAAATTTTCTTCAGTAGTACGATTTGCTGTATATCGATTATTTCCTAACAACATGTTAGTATCTAATCCAGAATCTATTCCTGATAATGGTTGATTAGGATTTGGAGATTCTGGAGTTGAACCCTGACTTTCTGCTGCATATCTTGCCATATTATTTCACCACCTTAAAATAAAAATCATCAAATGTTTGTATATCATTTCCTCCATCACGTTCTATTTTTAACATTATTTTATAAAATCTTTCTGGCATAAATGAATCCATTCTTATTTGCATAAAACTACCATTTATGTCACAATCAATTTGAGTTGCTGTTGTATCAAATGGTACTATTGTTTCATCAGTTACTGAATCTAAAATACTAAAATAACTTGATGTTGGCAATCTTTCACCTGTCAAATAAAATGACGATGTTTGAAATGCCTTGTCAGGAAATTCTGGTCTAACGCCTACTCTAAATTTAGTTTGTTCTGATGTTCTATATTCACGTTTAATATTTTTAATATATGGAACATATGTATCAGAAGCAATTTCAGCTGAACTCGTATCTGGAAATGTCGTATTATCATATGATACCTCTAATCGAGGAACAAATATTGTATGACTTTCACGACCAAAGAATTTAATTGATCCTAATATTTCTTGAGATTCTTCATCTGTTTTTGTTCGTTTAAATATAAATCCATTGTTTGGTATAGATCCGGATATCCATTGTCTGACTATGTCAGTTACATTTATTCTTATATCTGGTGATTCATTTTCAAATGATTGTGATGATTCAAAACCAGATCCAGTAAACCACGTTCCTCCTCCTCGAGTTGTTGCAAATTCATCACCACCTTGTTTTACATTAGCTAATGATGCCCAATTATCTGCTGTCTGGTCACCTGATTTAAATTCCCATGATGCACCAAATTTTTGTATTGGAATATCTGAAAAATTTCCATTTCCATTAACCCATGATTCTGAAACAGGATATGCTTCAATTGTATAAGAATGTAATAAATCTGTCGCAGTTGCTGCTTTAACAGTTACGAATACAGATGCAGAATTTGTATTATTACCTAAAGCTGGTATTTCACCTGTTACAATTGATTGAGACAATGTATTTACTTGTGTTCCAAAATCTAAAATAAATCTAGAATTCAGTGTCTGTGATTGTACAACATTTTGAATTTTAGAACCTGATGTTATTTTTGTTAGTTCTAATATCTGATCTATACCTGTATTTTGAGTTGGGTACTTTTCATATAATGTTGTATCTCGTTCTGCAAAAAATAATCTATACATATCTCTTCCCTTATGGTTTTACTATTCTACCTCTTATATCACGATTTGGAAACTTTACTTCAAATATACATGGATCTAAAGATGGATATACTATACCATGTTTCTTAGCTAGTTCAAAATCATAAACATTATTTGAATATATTCCTCCAGATTTGTTATATATCTCAAATGTTGGTATACTTTGTACACCTTCAATTAAATTTAATTGATTAATAACACTTGATGTATCTATAGGCGCGTTTATCATCATTCTCATATTATCAAATATAGTTTTCAATACAGCAATACATTGTAATAATACTTCATTGCCATTACTTTTTGGTTTTGGTATTACTTCAAAATCTAGAGCAATATTTACTATAAATGCAGTTTTAATATTTATTGCATCAGTTAACATTCTATATTGTGATAAATAAGTTCTTATATTTTCTTTAAGAGCTTGATTTGGAGATGTAAATCTTCCATTTGCATCCTGTGCTAACAAATATAAATTTAATGCTAAAGGATTTTGTATAGTATCTCTAGGATAATCTTTATCAGCTGTATCCAATTGTTGATCACCTACTACATATGCCTTTGCAACAGAGCCAAATTTTGCTGGCATTGCAAATATTCTTGCTATATAATCTTCTCTTGTTATTATTCTACTTTGAGCAGCAAATGCTGACATAGCATTTTGTCTAATTTGTTCTAAATCTTGAGCCGCTCCTCCTCCAACAGCAGGTCCAGGATTGCTAATAGCAACTGATGCCTTCGTATCTTCTAAATCAACTCCTGTTATTTCATTTGAATATTCTACTTCATCAACATTTATAATTGTATTAACTCCTACATTATCTTGAATCGAGCCTCCTATTGAATACTTAACAGCTAATGTTGTATTCTGTGGTGCCAATCCATATGTACTAGTATATAAAAAGTTTGATGGATCGATAGTATCTGTAGTTGTACGTCTTAAATATTCTAATCCAGATCCTACATTTTTTGGATTTGGTATAATTTCTTCATCTGCATCCGATGATACACCTGATCCAAATTGCATTTCTGTTCTTCCGTCTTCACGTAATCTTTTAACAAACCGCCTAGCTGTTCTTTTTAATCTTAAAATATAAGGTACTGTAGATCTATATGCTGACAATTCTGGGTCGTTAAATGGTATGTTTGCAATATCCTCAAAAACTGTATCCTGTGCTAAATAATCAACTTCCATGAATTTGTTTCCTGCTAAATCAGATACTGATATAATATCAATAACATTATTTTCTGGTAATGTAATTTTATCATATGGCTTAGGATCTCGAAATTGGTATTGCTCTTCTTTAACTTCTCCAGATACCATAGTTACTTGTTTTTTAAGTAGATATCTAGCTACTTCTCCAGATGAATTTAATTCATATACAGTTACTTCCGGATCTTGTCTAAAATCAATTGGCTCAACTGCTCTAAATTTTTTGCCTGTATTAGAAGATGCTACCATACCATCTGATATTGATAATGCATAATCCATATCTGGTCGTGCACCTTCACCACTTCCTGATGCAGGAACTAATTGAAAAATATCAACTGAAACATTTGATGGTGTATTACGCCTTGTATGATACCCAAACATTCGAGCTAAATTTAAAATATTTGACCCTTCTCTTGCTGTTGATAATAATGATTCTCTAAATGATTGATCTGTATAGTAATTTAAAACATCACCTACATATGCTGACATTTCTAGAAACATCATACCTGGCGATGATTCATTAAAATCTTGATACGTCTTTGGAAAATAATTTTTTGCAAAGTTTATTAGATTTTGTCTATACTGAGCAAAATCTTTATTTAAATATTTAACTTCTTTTTTTATCAAATCTGACATAATTTATCCCTATTAATATCCCATTCCTCCACCAGTACCACCACCAACATATCCTGAAGATAGATTACCTAAGTCAAATCCTGAGCCTTGACCTGCTGAACCTATTTCGGCTAATGTCTGACCTGTATCAGCTTCTGCATCTGATACGATTAATGAATTTTCTCCAAGTAAAATATTGATGACTAAGTTAGCCCCAACTGTACTGACTCTAAAACGTAATTGTATTTTAATTTCATGACCTGAATGATCAGTTTCTAAATCTAATCCTACTATTCCAATATAAGGTAACCAATAACTAATATCATCGCGTATTGTAGATTCTAATGCGTTACGTAAACCTGTAGTATTATTATCAAATAAAACTTCTCTTATTCTAGTACCAAAATTTGGTTGCATGAATCTCTCACCTTTAAAGGTCATTATTAAATTTTTTAAATTAGATACAGATTGTTCTTCTGTTGTATATGTTTGTCCAAATACTACACCACCGGCAGACGGAGTTGATGCATATTCATTAGAATCTCCAGTAACTGGTGTTTTTAGTCGATCACCTGATACATGAGATGATTTATTAAATGGTAATGGGATGCCTATAGCCACTTCGGGCGTTTCATTTATTGGTTGATATTGATATATAGGCCTTCTTAATACTGGCATTTTATACTACTCGCTTTTTACCTTTTCGTTTATCCATTTCTCGCATCTTTGCCATCATTCCAGAATAATTTTTAGTCATGTTTCCAACTGTTTTTGCTACTGATTCATTATTCATATTAACTGGTTTACCATTTACATCATGAGTCACGACTGGTTGATCAGGCCTTTGTGGTGATGTAAATGTTTCTGCCATATCAGATTTGAAACTACCCATACTAGGATAATCAGTTGATCCTTGTGACACTATTGGTCCATCTGCTGGCAAGCCAGCTGTTTCATTTAATATGTCATTTAACATACTATTTTTAGAATATACTTTTTTTGTACGTTTTGGATTACTTGCTATTTCTGATAATTTCATACCATGATTAATAATTTGTTTATCATCAATCTTTTGTTCAGTTAATATATCTGTAACCGCGGAACGTACTTCTTCTCTTATAACTTTTCGTAATAACTTAACGAATGATTTAGATTGCATATAGTATTCTCCTTTTTAATAAATATTAATATTCTATAAATTAGTTCAAATTACCTTTAAGTAACTTTACCTTTTCCTTTACCTACACCAGGTCCTGCTCCTTTACCAGGAGATATAGTTGCTCCTGCCCCCTCTGGAGATGTAAATACTGCCTGACCGGCTGAGTTAATAGTTGTAACTGCGGTGTTAACAGCTGTATTAACGTCACCTGATCTTACAAATTGATCAATTGCGGCCGCTACATCATTTGCAAATTGGTCCATGCCATCTTGCTGGTCTCTAACTTCTTCTCCATCCTTTTCACCTTGACGTTGTAAAGCTGCTTTAATATTTCTAACTAATCCTATTTTATCTAAAGGCATAATTGTCTCCTATCATTGGTGCATTTTTTCTATTTCTGTTTGTATTTCTTTTAATCTTTCAAGAGCACTTGATTTACCAGTTGGTCCTGATGGTGTGGCATATCTTTCAACTCCTTCTGCCAAATCTACACATATTTTTAACCATTCTTCAATCTGTGTAAAATAATGATCTGCATCTATTTGCCATGCCGGCGTTACAAATTTTATATCTTTTGCAGATATTAACATTAATTCATCTTTTCTTGTATTAAATATCATCCTTTCAGATCCTATAATAACTTGAGAGTCTTTATAATCTATTAATGGCATTGGCTCTTCAGGAGTCTGTCCTATATTTTCTTGTGCCAAAGTAAATCGTTTAATTTTTTGCTTTGATGTTAAATAAATAAAACTTTTATCATCATCTGGTTCTTCTATTTTATAATATGGATCATATGCACCTGATTCAGGATCTGAGCTATATCCATCTGTCAATCCTTTTACTTCACATGTAAGTGATATAAATGGATCACCTGCTGTCTCGCCTTCCCAAAATGGTTCTTCTTTATATTCATCTAATTCTGTATGCGTACTACCAAATCTTAAAATTGAACCAAATCTAGATGACCGTATAATATCTCCTTGAAATGGCTGAATAGGTAAGATAGATTTTTTTTCAAAAGAAATTTGTTCTGGCTCAGATCCTGGATTAACTTTTGTAATGCCATCATCTGAATAAGATCTTCCTGCAACTCTCGAATCTTGTATAAATGGCATTATTGTGTTATTAACCTGGCCATGAGCATTTACCAATCCAATATAATAATATCTTTGTTGATGTATTGAATCTGCTTGGCCGTCTACAGCTGAATATACTAATACCTGTTCTCCATGTAAAGGAACATTTAATTCAGTAGGATCACCTGGTATAGCATATTCTTCTGCTGCTAATCCAAATTCTTTACCTCTAAATCTGATACGAATAGTACCAGGAGGTAAATCATTGCCTTCTGTATCTTGATATTTATCATATAAAGTTTTGTCTTCAGTTTCAACTACTTGACAAATCCTTAATGTCAGTGATTTGCTCATTGACAATCTCCGATTGATTTATTTGTTTAATATTATTTATTTCTGATTCTGCTTCTTCCATTAATCGCTTTCTTTCATCTTCCGTCAATCCAAATTCATTTCCGTCATCTTCTTTAGAATTTGCAGATACTAATCGCTGAACTACTGCTGCTAACTTAACTAATGCATCATCATTTTTAACTGATACTTCTAAATAGTCTTTTATCATAGGTACGATGATTGATGCATCTCCTATATTTTTAATCATAGGTTCTAGACTTTTTATTAAAGTATCTATCTGTCGTGATTTCTTTTTTGAGTTATGATAAACATCACGCATTAGATCTGAAAAGTTAGTACCTTTAAATAATTCGAATTCTTGACTCATATAATATCCTTTTATATAAATATGAGTATCTAGGTTTTATGATAGAATACGACCGCATTTTAGGTATACAATAAACATTTTTTGATAGTCTCGTTTCATTACATTTATAACTTTTGTAATGTTTTGAGTTTTAAGGCCAGTTCGTTCTCTTATAAGAATATAAAGAGCCTTTTTATTGAAGTTTTCTATATTATCTCTAATCCTAAATAACTCTAATAATGTATCTGCTACAATAATATCACGTTTATTTGTAAAAATATTATTTAAATTATTATCATACCACTCTGTCCATAAATTAGTAAATTCTTTTAAAGATTCTTGATGATCTGACATTGCCATTTCTGCAGATATATTTCTTCTTTCATCAATTATTTCAGTACCTCGACGAGCTTTCATCTTAGCATAGTTAGCATTATTTTGTATTATCAGATAATTTTTAGCAACAATTGAAAAATAAGAAAAGGCTTTACCTTTACCTTCTTTAAATTTATCTATTTTTTGTACTAAGAATGCAACTACTTCTGCTTTAACATCTTCATAAGGAACATCAAAATATGAAAATTTAAATGTATGATAAATATTTTCAACTAGTTTATTAAATGGATAATTTATATGATCACGAAATACTCGATTTCTTTTTGACCATGACTCTTCATTATTATATGCAATTATTGCTTGATCTGTAACATAAGTAAAGTATTGTTTTTTACTAGGTTTACGACCTCTCTTTACACGAGGACCATTATCTTCTAGGTCTTTCATTTCAGCTTCATGCCATTTATGAAACTTATCTACTGGGCTAAGGCCTTCACCTTTTATTGTATCGAGTATATCCATTAAAATCCTTTATTTAAATCATCAATCACTTCTTTTATAATTTTAAAAGATGTGCCTATTTCATCTGAAGCTTCAAATGCTCCTATTCGATCTGCATTTTTTATTACAGAAGTAGCTTCGCCCATCTTTGTTTTTAATTGAGTGAAGAAATTATAAAATTCTGTATTAGAAGCTTCTAATTCAGTAATATAATCTTCTTGTTTTTCTTGTGTACGTATTTGATTTATATTTACATAAACAGATACAATTAATGCAACTGTTAAAATTATAATTGTTGTTATCATTTGTTATCTCCGAATAAATCATCAAACATTTTAGATGCATTAACTTTTGTTTGAGGATTGGTTATTGTTTTTGGTTGTCTTTTAATAGGAGTTGTTGTGATTGGTTTATTATTATTCCATCTTTCAAATTCTATTCTTGCTGCCATACAATCTGCTTGATGCATAACAAATCCTAAATTAGTTTTCAATTTAGAATCTGCTGTTCTTGACATGAAGTAAGGTTTATTATGTTCATCATACAATCCATCTGTTAATTTAATTCCTAACATTTCGTTCCAAGTAATACTAATACCATAATGCTGCAACAACCAAATAGATAGGTCATTTACAAGGGTAAATTGGTTGTTAGGATTAACCTTATACATCCTTCCCATATTTTTTCTATGCCATTCAGAATCATTAGGAATATATGTTTCATTACCTTCTCCCGGAAACCCCATCTTCCCAATATCATGATTTAATGCTGTAAACATCAATTCTTCTTTTGTATAGCCAGACATATCTGCTCCCATACGTGTCCATAAATCATATACCGCTTGTGCACATTCAATTACCCGTAATACATGATCTACATATCCACCATCAAATGCATTATGATAATGATCAATACTAGATGCTGGTTGAGTTGACATTCTATCTTCTAAATCTGTATACANGGA